GGGATAATGGTCTTGTGCATTTCATCTATGGTTCTATATTCTACGAGGAAATCGTGGGCTACTTTCTCAATATCTTCCTCGTTTATTACATCGCCATCGTGATCAGCTTTCTCCGGAACGAGAAAAACACCATAGACTATCTGTTTCTGTTTGTCGAGCTTTATTACTTCTATCGGCTCAGGGGCTTCTTCTAATCCCATAGTAAAACCTTCTATGGCTTTCTCTAATACGAATGGCTCACTATTGGGTGTATAGGTTTCAACATTACTCAATTCATCAGTTGCTAAAAGTTTTACAAAATTTTCCTCTTGGTCTATGGTAACTTCTTGCAACTTCTTTTCTTTTTTGGAATTTTCTTCTACCCATTTCTTTGCAGATTCCATATCCCAATCTTTGTTCTTAGCAAAGATATAAGTTATGATTTTTTTGTCATCAATGCAATAAAGGGCCTTAATCCCTTCCTTATCTGAAATAACTATTGTGCGGATTTTATGGTCGGTATGTTTACCTGCTTCCCCTGATACTGGAATACGAATGTTTTTATCTGTTTGTTCCGGCATCTTTTCTCCTATGCTTAAAATATCACACGTTATAACATAATGCAAGAATTATTTTACTTTTTATTCACCACTCCACGCTTCCTCAACTTTGACAGGTTCCCCTATTACCGGAAGCTCATCGCAACGACAATTACAAACTTCTTCCGGAGGGCCAGCTGGATCCAATGGATGCATAAGCTCTGCATCTCCGACTTGAAATGGCTCATCTATGGGAACTATCTGGCCATTTGCTTCTGCGTGGCTTTCTCTGGTCTTATCATCCATAGTAGCTAACCATTCTTTTTTCTCTATCCCGTTCTTTTCATAGGATTCGTGCTGGACTATTGAAGAAGCTATTCCGGTTTCAGTCCGGGCTATAGCCATTGCTCTGTTCCTGTAGGTTTCCTCAAATAAAAATTCTATCTTTTGCTTTACTTCGTAAGGAGAGATTCCTTTCTCCATATAACTTGTATAAAGTATTTTTCTGAAATCATTTAAAGTCCTTTGTGAAATATTTCCAGCTATCATTTCCCCGCGCTTCTTTAGCTCATTCAGAAGGGCTTTGGATTTCAAATTGAAAGAAACTTTTATTCCTAATTTTTTGATAGCTGCTTGTCCGCCTAAATTCCCGGCCTTAACGCCATAGATTCCTAAAATCTTAGCCATATTCTCAGGCTCGATATTGGAGTCCCAACCTTTGAGGTATTTATTTATTTCACTTTCGTCTTTCTTTTTAGCTTTCTCATATTGCTCTGTAGATTTTTGGGCTGAGACTTTAAGGGGCTCCCATTTAGGGTTTAACTTTAAAAATTTCTCTTTATCATAAAGTTCGGGATGTTCTTTCTGAGAATATTCAGAGAGCTTTTCAAATGCATCCTGTTTATCCATCAGCTTTATCGCAGCCCTATATTCTCTCATAAACTCCGCGTGGATAGCTTTTGAGGCTGATTGAAATAATTTAACAAAAGCTACATTGTCGCGGAATGTTTTATGAGTTATCTTTCTACGCGCCTTTAAGATGTATTTATTTAATCTTTTATCCATTAAGATATTCTTTTTCTGCTTCCCTTGCCTCTTTATGCCCTATTATGGTTATAGATTTATAGTGCCTTACAAGCTTACCCTTCCTATAGACCTTTTTCCTTTTCTCTTCTGTCTTAACTGGTTGTTTATTTGGCTCTTGCCTATTCGGCTGTAGCCCTTCTTCATCTACTTCTACATTAGGATCTATCCCTACAGGGATTAAATTACTGTCAACGTAAAATACATCCCCTCCAACGTAAGGATCTAAACCCAATAAGGCCCTTACTTCATTATTCGTCATCGTTCCATTCCGGATGTAGGAATTATGGATTTCAGAATCAGATTTTTTATTAGCTACATTTATATCATCAAATTCTAAAACCCATTTCGTTATCTGGAATCCTTCTGCAATAATGAGCTGATTAATAACCCACATCCACTCTTCTTGTCGCGGATTTATAACTGACTCTAAATAAATTGAATCTGTTTCCGGCGCAGCATTCCCGCCTAATTGACCTTGCTCAATTATCCCTACGCGATAAGGTGGCACTCTATGGGCCGCGAGTATATCTTGCCTATTATCTTTTTTATAGACTCTGAAACTTGCCTCTTTTGTTTCTACGCTTAATCTTTCAAATTTAATATCCCCGGCTGTAGGAGTAGATAGAATCAATGTCTTGTGGTTGCTTCCCCTGAACTCAGTATCTAAATATTTTTTAATTTCTTCGATAACTGGCTCTGTAAGAGTCCCTTTGGCAATTACTGCATAGGCCGGGATTCCATAATTTGAAAAGAAATCCAAATTATATTCTGTTTCTTTCTGGTCACCAAACATAGCATAAAGGGCAGGCAACCATTCAGGGACTCCGTATAGGCTTGACATCCACGAATAGACAGATACGGCTATTACTTCATTGGCTTCATCATCCGGATTACCTAAAGTCTTTACAAAGTTTCCGGTCTTTTTATTTAAGATTTCTTCGTTGCCGAAAATTTTAAAATAAACAAATTTTTCTCCGACCCTCTGAATTAGCCTCTGCTTATCCGGACACCATCTTATCGTAGTAGCATTGATGTGATATATGCCGTTTATTTTATTGGTTTTTATATCGCGAGAAATTTCAAGATAAGCATTTCCGCAGGATTCCCAATCAAAAAATGCTTTCTTTAAAACTGATGTTAATGACTCTTTATTATTGACCTTCTTAAAAAAGGCCATAAGCTCTTTATAATCTTGATCCTCTTCTGCTGCAGTTACAATTTCTTCTTCTGTCTCATCAGCTGGTTCTAAGTGGAATCCAATACCTACTGCATCCTGAACTTTAACCCTTACGCAAGATGAATGTATAACGCTTACATTGTGCCATTGCATAAGCTTGTTTGTATCATATGGAGGATCTACGACTTGCTCGCGCCATTTCTGCTCTTCTTTCCCGCCGAGCTGTTTTGAGGCTGGCTCTTGAATTTTATATTCTTTTAAAATATCTTCTGTTACTAAATTCCCTCTGTCTGTTACTATCGCTACTTGGATGCCGTCTTTATCGCCGATTATTCTGTCTTGTTTTTTCATATCATCTCCTCTTTTAATATACTCTTATCATTCCCATATCTTTTGAGCGTTCAACTATATTATGAACCACTCCGGCCACGCCATCTGCTACATCTTTAGAACCTTTGGGCGGATGGTCTATTTTCTTTCCTTCTATTTCTTCAAGTTTTGAGCATTCAGTTACAAAAACCTGCGATGCTGACGGTTCATCACTATTATCTGACTTAACGCAATAATAATCAAGACGATTTTCATTTATAGATTCTTTAAGGTTGCAGTATGGAAGAGTTGTTCTATCAACTGATAAATATTCTACAGTATAACCTTTCGATTGAAGTATCTGCAAACTATCTGAACTCTGGAATCCATCATAAGTTATCAAGCCCTGTTTAATAGGAAAGCCCATAGCTTGAAGGGCATAAATTATTTCTCTTACTTTAGAAATTCTTATCGGAGCATCCGGCGTTCCTTTTATCCTTATCATTAAATCAATATAGACTATAACTGAGCCTTCATCTGTTATCCCTCCATAATGACCCAAAGCAAATCCGCAAGCATCACCGGAAAGGGCTAAGTCTACGTGGATAACGTGAAAAGCATTTACATCAATACATTTAAACCACGGTTTAAACTGGCCTAATGCATCAATGGGATCTTTATCTCTGTTTTTATTTGCCCTTTCAAAAATAATGGAAGGATTTTCAAAGAATGAATTTATAGCTGATGATGGCCGTGCCCCGAAATCTCTATAAGCTTTTGTTACATTAGCTTTAAACGCTTTATATAAAAACGGTATCATAGGAATGGCATCTATGTCTTTCATATCTTTAGGCTTTGCATCCAGCAATCTTCTCTGGACTCTATCGACATAAAAGAAATCGCCCTTCCAATCCGGATATTTAGATTCCCAAAGAGTCCTACGTTTTCCTAAAACTTTGCTTTGCGGGTCTTGAGATTCATTCATCTTGATTTCTAAAAAATCATTTTCATACATCGGCGACCCGGCCGTTATAATCGCGCCTTTATCTTCAAACCTTGAACCTAACCGTCTTTGAAGTGCATTATAAATATCATCCGCTTGATCCGAATTATCTGATTTACGGAATGAACCAGCTTCATCAATAACACCTACGATAATGTTATAACCTACTGCTGTTCGCCAGTTACCGGAGCCGGGGATAATAAAAGTATTATTTTTAAAACGTAATTCAGAAAGGCAGTTAGGGTCAGGCATACGCGCATCATCACGTTCCCACGGCCTCTCATTGAACCACGGGCAATTATCTATCTTCTGTTTTATTTCTGAAAATATAACCTTAACAGCGTTGCGCTCTGAAATAGACATATTCATAATGGCAAGTTTTGAAGTCTTATCTACTCCAAAAAATTTCTGAGGCTCGCGCAAGCATAAATCCAAATGCTTAAAATAAGTTATGATACAAGATGTCTTAAAACTTTTTCCTGAACCTATCCCTTCCTCAAAAACTGCCTCTTTGTATCTCCTATTCCACGGGCATCCGATATATTCAAAGAATGCTACTATGTCATCATAAACTGGCTTCCTAATCACTCCGGATAGATTTAAATATCTCATCCCTAAAAGCCAATCCTTAATATCAACATAAGGCCACCGCCAGACATCAGAGTTTATCCCTCTTGATTCCAACAACATCCTTATAAAGACATCATCATCTTCGCCTAATTTTAAAATTTGGGTTTCTTGTTCTTCGGTAATGATTTTTGGCGGGGGATTCCATTTGGTCTGAGCGACCTCATCGATGTCTATTAGCGGAATAATCTTTATGGTATCAATTAAGTCCGGTTGATTCATCTTCGTTACTTCCGTGTTTTGCTAAAGCCTTTATTCTTATATCATTGGCTAATCTTCCGAATATGGCTTTCTGTGCTTCTATATCTTTTACCTCCAATTTAATTATCTTAATCAGCGATACTATTATTTCTTTTGTTTCCTGTATTTTAACATCTACATCTATTCCTCCGGACAATATAACTTTAACTGCATCATCTCCGGTAAGTCCGAAGGCGTGCCAGACCTGTAACATCGTCTTAGTTTGCTCTCTTAGTAAATGCATATATTGCATTTGTATTTCGTGAGTCCTGAATAAAACATTCTGCGCCCTGTCTATATCTTTTACTCTTATCTCTTGCCCGGCACTCAACTTCTTTTCATTCTGCTGCAATAGTCCGCGCCATACCCGTGCATCAGCTTCAACCTGATTATATTTATCCCAAAGAGTTCTGGTCTGGTTATCTAACTGAACCATAAGCTCTACCATATGCCCTAAAACTTTTTTATTGCTTCTTAAATCCTTCTTGATAGCTTTTAGGACTTCATTTTTATAATCGTTTAAATCTCTATAGACAGTCGTTTTAGGAAGATTCATCATCTCGCCTATTTCGCGCAGACTGGCCCTCATAGTAAAATAGTAACGCGCGATTTTCTGCTGACGAATATCTTTAGGATCTCCGATAAGCTCATACATATAAACGAGCTCTTTTGGGGTTAAATCTATTTCGTGAGTAATTAAGATTTCTGGGGTTACTATAATGTCAACGGGGATAAATAGTTCTATAGGGCAGGTTATGGGGCCTATTTCGTGTTTACAGTTGATTTGAGGGGTTAATTGGATAGAACCATATATAACCCCGTCCATCGTGGCTACTACCTGTATAGCCCCTGCCAGCTCTACTGCTACCTCTTTTACCATATAGTCCTATATAAAATTAACGGCAAAG